ACCACCTTTTAGTCCGGCACTTGGCCACTGTCTAAAGTTATGACTTGCCCCTGCCGCTGTATCGGTTGTAGGAGTAGCACTATAACCTCTATCACCTAATCCAAATACTGCGAATGCTGTATCTATATAACTTGTAGTTTGTCCATCACCTGCATAAAACTCTGAATTAGGATCTGTGATATCTACTGTTGCTTTTTTACCTGCACCAGATACATCTGAGTTTGTGTTTGCTCTGAATAAAACTCTTGGTCTAAGTTGACCTGATATTTGTGGTATCTTGTCAATAAAATATAATTCTTGATAATCATTGTCGGTTGCTGAATATCCCCAACCACCTGTTCGTGATACTCCATTACCATCGTTTCGTGCTACTGGTGTAATCGCTGTTACTTTTCCTGTACTGTTGTCAATAGTAACTGAGAACTTAGCCGCTCGTAAGTCGAACCACTTAGTTGATGTTTCGATATTGTTTGCACCTGTATAAGGTAATTGAACTGAGAAATCTGAACCGTTTGGATTTAAATCATCGTGATAAAAGTTATAGTCATATGTTTTTAATAACATAGTAAGAGTAGGTTTACCACTCCAATCATTGTTTGGTTCATCTGTAGTTCCACTACTAGTTATACCAGTGATTTGATTCCCACCATTAACATCTAGTTCAACACCAAACTCATCAGTGTTGCAAGGTGTAAAACTTCCACTACCTACACTACTGTATATTTGTGTTTCTCTGTGGTCAAATGCTAAGAACGGCTTTTTCTTATATTGTGCCGCATCAATATCGTGTGTAAAACTTGGTAATATAATTAAATCTGTTGCGGCAACAATTTGTGCCGCTGTTCTTCCTGTTGATAAAGGATGAAATGTTGTAGCAATGTATTCTGTTCTATTGTGTGTCCAAAACTCTTGTTGACCCCAATTATAATTATCTTGCACATATTGAAATGCTAATGGTGTTTCAAATCTTTGACCTTCTGGTGCTTCCCAGTGTTGTGTCATTAATCTATCCCAGTGTGCAATAATCTTATCTGTGATTTGTGTTGCTGTATAACTGTTTGGGTTACGCTGACTATCAGATGCTAGTCCTGACTTGTTGATAGCGGCGTATAGTGCTTTTCTTGATACTAAGAATGGGTATCTTGCTAATATAGTTGCTGAGTTACCATTAGCATACGATGATCCCATTGTTAGTTCAAAGTGTTCTAAATTATATCCACTCATAAATTATTCTCCTAACCTAATGGCCCTGACGATGCTCTACGTCTATAAGCATCTTGAACCACGTTTGTAATTAATCGTTTGTTTTCTAAAATAAACTGTCCTCCAGTTTGTGTATCAATAGCATTAATGTTGAATTGTACAGTTAGTGGTTCACCACCTTGCATTGATTGTAAGTTTTCATTTGAAACAACTTCGCCTGCTCTGCCTGGTAAGAATAATTCAGGGCCTCTTTCACCAACTACGATTGGCTTTCTTCCTGCTTTTGCTGTGTTACCACCATTAGCAAAGAAGCCTCCTAACAACATACCAATACCACCAAATATACCAAGACCTGCAAGTTGCATTCCTGAGAAAGCCATATTAGCCATTTGTTGTTTTACCATTGCTTCAATCATAGTTTGTATAATCGTTCTTAGAACGCTCATTGCAATATCTTCTAATGCTGTGAACCCATCTTTTAGTCCAAAGATTACATCAGTAAAGTTACTTGCGATTGAACTACTCATACCTTCAAATGCTTTCTCAATATTCTCTGCAAGTGTTGGTGTTTTACCTAATGCATCATTCAATCCTTCAACTCCGCCTGCTTTTCCAGAACTTCCTTTACCTTGACCAAGTTCTTTCATTGCCATAGCGTATGCATCTAAACTTATTTTACCTTGATCCAACATTTCTTTTAATTTACCAACTGCTCTCATTTGATGAGTTTGAGTAGTTGTTGCTCTGTTGGCATTGTCGATTAGTCTATTCATAAACTTATCGAACTCAGATATTTTCGGCGCTGTGTCTTCAATTTCGTCTGCAACTGCTTTAGTTGCCTCTTTAACTCTTGACATTGCTTCTGCATATGTGTCAATATTAAGTTTACCTTCTTGTAACATCTTGTTTAATTCTGCAACAGCCATTGACTTGTGCATATCTTCACGCACACTTGCTCTTGATGTTTCAACTAAATCATTCATAAACTCTTGGAACATAGAAACAGTTGGAGCCGCTTGTCTTAGTTCTTCTGCTGTTTCTCTTGTTGTTTCTTTTACTCTACTCATCGCTTCAGCGTATTGGTCTATGTTTAGTTTCCCTTCTTGAAGCATAGTATTAAGTTCAGCGACTGCCATAATCTTATGTTGGTCTTCACGAACACTTGCTTTAGATGTTTCAACTAATTCTTGCATAAACTGTTCAAACTGAGAAAGAGTTTTAGTTGCTTCTTGTCTTACTGTATCTGTTTCTTCAGTTGCTTGTTTTACGCCAGTGATTGCTTGTATTTGTTTTTCTAGTTCTTCTCTTAGAACTTTCTCACTTATACCAAACTTACGTGCAATCTCATCTGCAATCGCTAATGTGCCTCGCAATGATTGTAAGTTCTTATCGTTCTGGATAATCCCTTCGATTACTCTTGTTGATATTGAAGTGTTTTGTTTTAGAGTTTCATTTAATTTTTTATTCTTATCGTTTGCATCTTCTATACCAGGGTTAAGGTCAGTCTTGTATGCTTTTGCTAATCTAATAATCTGATCCTCATATACAGGATAGTTCTTACGTATCTCTGCTTCTTTTCTGGCTTCTTCTGCACCCTTTCTTAGTGACTCCACTTGACCATCTAATGCACCATTGATTTTCTCAATAGCATCTCTTGCCATAGTGCTTTCACCTTCGACTAATTCAAAGTAGATTGTAGTATCTTCTTCAACTGCTTTGATTTGTCCTTGAATTCTTTCTATCTCTTGGTTCAGTGCTTCAAAGTTTCTTAACATTCCCATATCACCACCACCGAACGTTAGACCTTTTGATATATCTTCACCAAACTCTGCACTAAACTTTTCTAGTTTTGCTTGTGCGGCATCTAGTTCTGCATTAAGACCTTTCAATACAGTTGCACGATTGTCTTGCCCTAATTCAAATGATACTCCTGGAATGATACCTGATACTGATACTAATAATCTTTTGATAACGTTACCAGCAAGATTAACTGAGTTTGTAAAGCCGTCAAATAATTGTGCGGCGCCTGTTAAGAATGATTGTGATGCTGTTATAAAGTCTGCGGCTAAATCTTTTGAGAATGCTTCCATACCACCTGCACCAGATATTGCTTCATCTAATGCTAGAGTTATTTCGTCTGCTAGAACTTGTATACCAGGTGCTAATGATCCAAAGAATTGTAATGAGAAACCTCTTGCTCTACGTATCAAGTTACCTAAAGCATCATTGGCATCTGCCGCCGCTTTAGTTAAATCATCACCTAAACTTAGTCCGGCTTTTCTTGCTTCTTCTCTAATCTTTTCGATTGCTTCTGCACCAAGATTAGCAACGTTAACGAATGCAACACCTTCTGTATCGAAAGCCGAGAACGCTAGTCTTAGTTTAGCACTTTCGTTAGATACACCAGATAGTTTTCTAATATATTCTTGGAAGACTTCTGTTCCATCTCTAAAGTTACCATTACTATCTTTTACACTTATACCAAGTTCTTTTAATGGCTTGACTAGTGTTCCTGCACCTTGTTGTGCTTCACCTAATCTTCTTAGAAATCTTTGTAGACCAACATTGAACTGTGTAGTTTCAAGACCTGCTTCTTTGGCAACTTCAGCATACTCACTTAAGAACTTAGTTGATACACCAAGTTTACCTGCTGTTTTATCTAGAGCATCTAAGGCATCTAGATTACGTTTGGCTAAAAATGCAAATGCACCGGCAGTGGCAGTTCCTGCTATAGCAAGTTTCCCTAATACACCAGCAACTTTACCGCCGATTGAACCTATTCTTCTTAATGCTGAGTTTGCCGATTTAGTTTTCTTATCTAGGCTATCAACACTTCTCTCTATTCGTTTAACATTCTTACTAGTATTATCTACTGCTTCAAATATTAATTCATATGTATTCTTAGCCATTATTAACTCCTATCGGCGTTTCCCTACTCTTGGCATATTTGGAGTAGATTTGCCACCTTGTTTTTTGTTGATGTCTTTTAGGAAAGCGACCCAGTATGCAATCTCACTTTCGGACATTTCCATCATATGCTTCATAGTATATCCAGTTTCATATGCTATGTAATGTAACGTCCATACATACGGATCTATTTTGAGTTTTTTTCCGCTTTCTCCACTGACACCGGCTCATCGTCATCATTAATCTGACTAACGATTTGCAATAATACTTTCGGGTCTGCATTCTTCATTAACTCTTGTTTGTTATGTTCATTGAAGACACGCTTCCCGGACTCATCCATTAATCTATTTACCAACACTTGTACAAGTGCTTCTGCTGTTTTACCAGCATTTTGTAGTTCCATAACTTTCGCTTCTTGTTGAAAGTTAGTTCCTTTCTTATAATAGAAAGTTGTATCCCATTCTGGAACTTCGATTTCTTTGAGTGTTCCAGATACCGTCTCTGCATAATGCGAACGGATTTTACTCATTAAGTCTTTATTTGACATTGCTGTATTTCCCTTTCTTGAAGTTAGCATTTAACTCTTTGAAACTAGGTTCTGCTATACCGTCAGGTGATTGTCTAGAATGTCCTTCATCTAGTCTAACAATATAGGGTTGCTGGTTTCGTAATTTATCCCCTTTAAGACGCCAAGAACGGCGTGCAAGCCCGGTGTCAATAGGAGTGTTCTTTCGAACTATAGGTTCTAAGTCTTCCATTACATTCTCTATGACTTGTTTTACCGCATCACGGACAAAGTTAGGGTTCTTAGTTCTTATACCTTTAACACCGGACTTAATCATATTATTATGATCCGTTTTCAGTTGTTAAAGCAGTTGTTCCTACTACTGAGAAACTTGCTTCAACCATACCATCAACAGACGTTGAGATAGTTCTAGAAGTAATTAAAGCATTACCTGTATAACCTAACTCATTTGAATTATCGCCTGATGGCCAGAAGTGAAAAGTTACTTCTGTGTTTCCTGGACGTGTTGATGCACCGAACTCAGATTGAGCAGATGCGGCACCACCATCAGAAGTAGTTCCTGCTGGTGTTACTGTCCAGAACACATCGACTGTGCCAGACCAAGATTTGAAAGTTGGTTTATTTGTTCTGAATGCATTCGCACCAGTTGTTGACATCGTTGTAGCATCGATAGTCTCTTGAGTTTCCTCGATAGAGAATGAACGTATACTTGCAACCGCGTCAGAACCAACATAAACAATACCTTGTGAGCCTGAAAAGATTTGACTTGACATAGTATGTCTCCTTATGTGTTACCTTGACTGTAAGTATATTGTATACCTACGCCAATAGTTTGGTTTATTGTGGGATAGTCAGATACCTGAATATCACCGATTTCTAATATCTCTGTTAGTTGAGCGTTACCGTCTCTGCCTCTATCTGCTTCAAGTTTTTCTTCGATAGCCTCTATGATATCTGCAAGTTGTTCTTCTGCTTTCTCTGTTTTCGACTTACCTTCTAAGTGTACAGTTAAGTCAATATCCATAGTGGCTAGACGCCAACTATTCATAGCGATATCTTCTTTACTTTCACTTGTTACAGCAACTTGAATAAACGGATAAGCAGTTCTTGCCAATCTTGCAAATTCAGCCGGCTTCTCAGATACTTTTCCGATACGAGGACTGGTGATTGTCTTTAATTGCTTAACGACATCATCAAGGATAAGTTTTCTTTTTGAATTACTCATCTATACAATCTCTCAGTATCAACAAAGTCAACTTCGCCAGCAACATAGTTACCGTCTCCGTCGAAATCGTAAGAAACTCCTGCTTTAGTTACGGCAGAAAATTCTTCTTCATACTTTTCTTTATAAAAAGTCATTTGTCTTTGAAATGTATCATCGGCACTGAAGTTAGATAGTCGAGGCATTATGTAATACGCTAATGCGTGATAGACTGTAGTTCTAGACCATTCTGATGCTTTTAACTTAGTAGTATCAAAGTTTGATGCATCGTGTTCCAACATCCACCAGTCAGATTTAATTCGTCTTTGGACGTCTGCTGTTGAACGTGTCATTTCATCATTAAAACTATCGACACCGTGGTCAAAGATATCTGGAATAATCTTAACTAAATCTTCATCATTTGCATATGCTGACATAACGCTCTCCTAACTATAAAATATTAATTGTGATTATTAACTTTCGTCTTTAATCATTACTGAACGGTTAGCATCGATGGCACCAGTTTTCATATGTAAACTAGCAACACAATCAAACCCAACAGCGGCTGGGCGTCTGCCTACCTCTACGTTTACGTTGGCCTGCATAGCAATTCTGTATGCGTCTTGACCAAAGATAATCGCTTTCACGTTGTGTGAAGATAGTGACACGTTTGCGTCTGTTAAGTAAGATGATACGAACATTTGAACACCAGCGATTGAACCAACGAAACCACTTCTTAGTGCTTCAGTTTGGAAATCACCACCAGCGTATGCTGTTGAACCAATGCTTGACATTAGGTTGCCGTATTCAGAAGCGGCTACCACACCATATAGTTGACCCATTTCACCGTTTGCACGGATAGTTCCAACTGCTTTGAAGATTTCATCTAGGTCTAAATTACCAGAAGAAATTTCTTGCTCTGTAGTGTTGTTTGCCATAGTTTTGATGGCGTCTAAATCCGCCGCTTTTGCGACAGCATTTCCAAGTGAACGTCCGATTTCCTGAGGATCGATATTCCCCAAATCTCTCACAACTGACCTTGCACCGAAAAGGGCACAGTTAATTGTGTTTTTAGTGTTACCTGGTGTTAAGATTGATAAATCGGCAGCCGGTGTATCACCTGCGGCGTCGATTGTTTCAGCCGTTACTGCGCCAACTTCCGGAACTTGTAAAACTCCGTTTGGTGCGTTAACAACTGGGATAAGATTACCACTTAGGAAAAGTGAATTTTCGTGAGCGGCATATACTGTTGCGGCTTTAACTGGAACGATTAAACCATCATTCGTTAAAGACGATACTGCTGTTTGTGACATTTAAAGTCTCCTCTATTGTTAAATTTTCCCTGCTGATTTAAGTGCTTTATATTTTGCACGGTCAGCCGGGTTTGTCATATCTAATGAACTAAGGTCTGCTGGCGCTGTGTTCTTCACTGCGGCAACTGAACCTTGGCTTACTACCCCGCCCGGAGTGCTACGAATAAAGTGTGGATTTTTATCTAACCACTCATTAACATAACTCTCTATTGTTCGAGGTTCTGCTGTTTCAGGATCGTATTCAACTTCTCCAGAAGTCGAGAATACGACAGGACGACCTGTTTCATCAAGACCAACTCTACCTTTTACTAGTTGTGCAACTTGTTCTGGTGATACAGCATTTCTTTTTGCCGCAACATCTAACAATGTTCCATCAACTTTAAGGCTGGTCAATTCTGAACGGAGCGTTGTAATCTCACTAGTATACTTGTCTTTTTGTGACTTAAGTATATCGTCAAATTCTTCACGCTTTTTCATCGCCTCTAAAGCACGTTCCTCTTCAGCCGCTTTCAGTGACTTGTATTCATTCATATCAAAATCTGAGAAACGTTTTTTATATTTCTCTAATCTTGCTTGAACAATTTTGTCAACATCTTTCTGTGAAAAGTGACGCTCATCCTGGTCATTAGTTTGAGGAGTAGCACCAGTATCTACCATATTTTGTTCCTCGCCCGAAGTTTGAACTTCTGTTCCACTCTGTTCGGTCATAGTTGTAATCTCCATTTCTATTATTTATTCATCGTCAAAATCGACCATATCATCTAGGATATCTTCCATTTCTTCGACTGGTTCTTGTTTAGTTTTCTTTTTCGATGTAGTGCTTTTTGCAGTTACAGTCGAATTGTTCCAACAACAACACTTCCAACCTTCTGGTGCGTTGTCGTGAATTTCTTTCTCATCGATTGCTTTGTCATCTGCATCAACCATAAACTTATGTGAGCCAATAACATTGTCATCTTTATCGTGATATAAACCTTTAACTATTTTCATTTCTTTTTTCTCCCACCGTATTTCTTAGAACTCTTCCCATAAGAAGATTTCTTCATTCCATACGAAGTTGATTTTTTCTTTTTTCCTTTATGATATGGCATCGTTTTCTCCCTTAGCGATATTAATATCGTTTTGTGTTAGTTCAGGATGTAGTTCTAACATTTCTTCATCCGTCAAACCTTCTTCAATCATTGCTTTAATGTGAGGGATCTTTGTTTCCTCTGTTACTGTAGGGTGTGGCATATCAGTAGTTATAGGTGTCTCCTCATCAATCTCTTTTAAGACATCATCTAACTTGTCACCATCTTTGATAACAATCTTTGCAATCTGTTTGTGTAATTCTTTTGCATATGTTTCTGACTGTACAGGAATGTTTAATGCTTCATTGAATAGTTTCAAGTCTGCGTGTTCATCACGTAAGTCAAATGCTTTTTTGTATTCAATATTAAATTCAGCATCTGGCATCATATCAGTCCACTTCCAAAACAGTTTCCAAATGTTCCATTCAGTTGCTTCCATCTTTGCGGACTTATCTGCAAGTCTGGCATTTAGTTGTTCGAATTCGTGTGATAGAGCAACACCTGACTTAACACTTAGTCCTCTTGCCGCCATAATAGCACCAAGATTAGTTTGTCTTAAGAAACTTTCAATATGCATCTTAATCATTTCAACGATACCGTTAACATTAGACCCTGATGGCTCTAATAAGAATGGACGTAAGTTTGGATCTAAGTTGTTATCCATATTGATAACTGCTCCTGCTCCCGCCATTGCTGGTGTATCCATTGTTTTAACTAAAGTTGGGTGCCCGCTTATACGTATTGATTGTTCGGCTTCTGAAAGTAAGTTGAACATTGCCTGCATAATTTTGGACACATCTGCGATATCACTTTGTCCGATACCTTTGTATTGTGTTGGATTAGCATAATGAACAACAAACGGAACTGTGCCGATTGGATTGATTACTGTATCGGAACTAATTATTTCATCTTCTTTTGAAATAACTGTAGTAATCTGTTCTGGTGTCCACATAATATACTTGAATGTATCTTCTGCCATCCACTCTTTTGTTTTAACATAAACTAATTCTTCTGATCCATTTAATCTTGTTTCATATTCCCAATCACATACTGCGTCAGGAGTAAACAGTTTTAAATATGGTCTTAAGTCTGCTTCAATCTCTTGTTCTCTTGTTAATACACCTTGTATTTGACCTTTGGTGCATAAGATCCAAACGTTACCATATACTGTTGCCATATCATTGGCCTGTTTCATAAAGTCCGATAAGTCTTGTTGTGAATAGTCCACATCTTCTAAGAAACGTTTAATCATAATATCATCTGCTAGATATCCAAACGTTCTTGTAGGTTCGCTTCTGAATAAGAAACTTCTGTATGTGTCTACTGTTAATTTTACTATATTATCTAATGCTGTGTAATCTAATCTATTTAAATATTGATTACCAGGTGCTTCGTCTTCGAAAAGATATTTTCTCAACATACCCATAGAAGCGTCACGGTAGTCAAACCCACCAAGATAACTTGCACGGTAATAGTTCCATCTACCAATGTATGCTTCGTATAAAGGGTGTTTATAATCTAAATCCATTAATAAACTCCAAATGTTAATGTGTTATCCGGTTTGACATCACGGGTTACAGGAAACAAAAACTCAACAGCATATGTTAAACTATCAAACATATGGTCAAAACCTGTTGATTTATCTGGTTGCATAGTATTCTCCTTATAAGTATGTCTTCTCAAACTATCTATTGTCTTCTTACACTTAGGGTCGATTAACAATCTTTTTTCCTTTAATGTATTTATCAACAATGAATTGAGTGAATTTATACGATCCTTAACTGCTGGATGTCTTGGTCTATATCTAACATCAAAGCCTGCATTCTGTAATATTGATATATCAGTTTTGCCTCCAGCACTTGTTTTTCTTGCCGCCCCACTCGGATCAGGGAAACATACTATTCTTTCTGTAGGATATCTACGTTTAATCTCTCTTGCTAATTCTTCTGTATTAGAATTCAACATACTTATTTCATCAATACAATGTAATCCTGTACGTTCATTAGTGAATGTTAAAATACAAGCACTGATGGGTGAAATATTAAAGTCACACCCAATCAGCACTTGTTTGATTGGATGCGGATTCCATTTAACTATGTGGTCATCAGTGAAGTTATAAGCGATTACACCTAATGCTTCTTGGAATGAAGCCTCATACTCAGCACGAAACGTCCTCTCATCTAAATCACGTTTAGCACTTTCTATCTCAGTATCAGGCACTAGACCACCTTCAATAGTAGTATATTGGAAACTCGTCCAATCTGGGTTCTCATTACGACCCAAATCGTATAAGTCTTTGAACCAATTGTAGCCCTTTGGTGTGCCACAGAATAATACAGATCCTGGTGGCTTTTGTGCAGATAGAGCCGGGCGTATTACTTCGTAAAAGATTTCCGGGTCAATATCACTTGCTTCATCGAATACAACAAAGTCATAACCACCACCACGTAGTGATTGACCTGCATCTCCTGAGCGTAATGCTATTGTTGAACCATTTACCAATTGTAACTCCAATCTGCTTTCATTTGTTTTTGCTATCCAATTTAATCTAACAAGTCGTTCTTTCAAGTCTTTCCAGATAATATCACGACACATTTGATAGGTCGGGGCGATGTATAAACATCTTTTATCTGGGTGTCTGGCAAACTTAGCCAGTTCTCTTACACTCAAATACGTTTTGCCTGTTCTTCTTCCAGCACAAAAAACGCGGAATCTTGTATCACAACTTGATACTGCTTGTTGCGGTTTATTCAGACCCATCGTCATCGATCCAAGGTAGAACTTTATGGTTGTCCTCACTTATCGGTGAATCCGATTGCAGGAGAAGTTGTTTACCTAACCATATCAGCATCACAGCATTCCCTTGCATTGCAACTTCTATTTGTTTTCTACGAAGTCGCATTTTGCCTTCGGCTCTCCCTTTGTCTATAATACCCGCATATCTACGTTTTAGTGTATCTTCACTAACACCAATAATATCGACCATTTCTTTCATAGTGCAATGAATATTGGCTAACTTGTATAATAAATCAGTGTCAATCTCTTTACGAGGTCTACCACCTTTTTTCTTTTTCTCATCAGACATCTAGTGTCTCCTCCTTTTACACCTGAGTAGGTTATAACATTTGTGCAATCATTCCTGCTAATTGAGTTGATACCAAAATACCTAAAATCCACCAGATACGATTGTCAATCTTATCTACTTTCTTTTCTATTCGGTCTATATCATCTTTCATATGTGCTAGGTGATTGTTCTTTATTTCGTTTACGTCTTTTTTTAACAAAGCGATTTCTGTGTCATTATCATAACTCATTGCTTTAATTTCCTTTGCTTCTCGCTTTGTTTTAATCATTATGAACTACTAATATTTGCTGTTGGATCGTGCATCTTCTTCCAGTTAGACCCATCATAAAAAGCCATACATTTACCACCAGCATTACCGTCACTGATATAGGCTTGTGCACCTTCATCAATAAATCCTTGTGATGCTAGAAAGTTTGCTGTTGATGTATTTAATACTGTGTTGACAAAGCCATTTGATGCTGTTAGTTTACCTGTACAAGTAATAGTATCTGTATTTGCATTACCTAATTGTGTATTACCATCTACTGTTAAGTTTGTATTGACTTTTAAGTTATCATCTATTGTAACATCACCACTTGAGTTAAGAATATTGTTACCGTTTGTATCTAATCTATC